ATGGCATATAGGCACTTATATCTGGTCTCCTCGAGTTACTGAACAGGACGTCAGAGGATGTGCCTATGAGCTTGTTCGTTCGATCGATCCAGAAACCCACCAAGTTGTAACTCACGATACTGCTGCAACAGGCTTCGGTGAATCGGCGCTTGCTCGACAAATGGGCATAACTCCAAGACCCGGTTCTGGGTCTCTTGAGGTTAAACCTGGAGATGTGTATTATATCTCATTGATTCAATCAGATCAGAGAGCGTGTTATGCTGTAACCGCAGGAAAACTCGGAAACAACGGAGCCATGGTGTTTACGACTCAAGCGGCTTCCAATGTCCATTATCCAAATATGAATGGAAGTGACGGATCAGTACAATACCCGACCACTTGGGAATATCAGAAGGTGACAATCCCGGAGCCATCTGACAAATTCAAGAAAGACATGGATGACTTTGGCTATAAGTTGTATCTTAATATCTCGTCAAGAGGCGAGTTTAGAGATTTCGACACTGAAGGATTGTACTCTGGACTCCTTGATGAAAACGGAAAATCTAAGATGGGTATCTGGAAAGGCAGGAAGATACCTGACGGAATTGATGAACACATTACGCTGAAGGGACTCGGCGATGGAACCTACGACACTTATTTCATTTCTTCAGGCGGTGCTACAGTAGTCGAGCATTGTCCTTCTCAGGCTGGAAAAGACCGCGCAATCCTCTATCCGAAATCTAAGGATAAGGGAACTGTGGCGACTCGTGATGATCTTCCTCCCGATGGTAACAACGAGATGGATGTCTATTTCGTCACAGATGAGGGTTCGAGATACCTCTGGAATCAGCTTCATGCGTGGGAGAAATGCGAGGTTAGTACAGTAGACCAGCTGTATACTCGTAAAATCGATGAAGGTGTTACTTTCTGGGTTACGAGTCTGCAACAGTGGTGGGTAAAACTCGGAGATACTTGGTATCAGCAGAAGCCTTTCCACCGTGACGGCTATTTCATCTATATGGATGAGCTGGTCGAGGATTACGGCAGGATTGAGAAGATTCTTGATTATCCAGCGATCATCGACCCCGATATGCTCGAGGATTACGGCCTCGCTTACCTCTTTATGGCTCAGTTTGAGGACGTTAACTTTACGATATCTGCTATTGATATGAAACTTGCCAATCCTTACGTTGATACAGTTTCCATCAATGTCTTGTCTCCAGTAAAGGTTACTTCACCCGTTCACGGTATATCGGGTATGTTCTGTGTAAGAGAATTGGAGATTCCATTTAATGACCTCGGAAATGCGACTTTTGAAGTCGGATATAGCACGGTTAATCGTCTTACTCGTAACACGTCCGACTATGTAAAAGTGGGGTGAGAATTCAAAATGGCAGATATCGATCGTGAGCTTCATGAGATCCGGTATGGTCGATTTGGATACGACATCCGAATGCCAATACACGATGCTTTAATGAAGCTTGCGTTGGAAACACCGACTCCAGATCCGAGTCAAATTCCCAATTACACATACATAATTGCCAATAATGGATCATATCTTATAGCTTCCGAGGGCGATTATATAGTGGCTAAGAACAACGATCTTTCTTTCGTTGTAGCAAGCGATGGCTCGTATATGATTGCGTCCGAGGGCGATTACATTACAGTTAAGGAGTGATGATCATGTCCGATGCAACTTTTAATCCTAAGGGATATAATAAGACCCAAATCGCAGATGCTTTGGAGAACGGATTGGCTGTTCCAGGGCAATTAAAAACCATTAATGAAAACATAACGAATCTTATTGGTGCCACAAATACATTGAGCGGAATCTGTGAAGATCTTGAAGAATCGATTGGCTCTTTGAACACGACAACCACTTCTCATACAGCTAGCATTACGGCTATCAATAACAAGATTTCAAATCTTTATACCCTCATCAACCAAATCACATTTGAAGGATCCAAGAACAAACTCCAGCTCGATGGTGAAAATATGACAGTTACTGGTTCAAGTCTGTCTGCAACTTTCACGAACGGTTCTATTCATATTACAAAATCTACAAGTTTGTTTTCTGATAGTGCCACGATTACTCTTACAGATCTTACCATTCCGGCTGGTACTTGGTATCTCGGCGTACCGATCACAGGTTCTGGATTGGTCGCTCCTTGGGTTGCTACTCTCAAAGACAGTTTTGATACTGATGTTGTTGCGACCGGTACTAGCGGTGTATCAGAATCGTTTACGCTCTATACAGATCTCACAGACGCTTCTATAGAGATTTCCATCTTGAACACATACTCTACATCCGGTACAGATCTCGTTCCTTATATTTCCAGTGCCGTCATCCCGGTTAATGAAGTTACGCCTTATTTCAAACCTCTTGCGGAGGTGAGCCAAGTTGAGTCAAGTTGAAAACCACGTTGATATTTCTTATGAGCTTTATGTAATTGAAAACGAGGCACGAGGTCATGCTGTAAAAGATGCCATATACGATGCTCTTGTGAAGCTTAATAACGCAAAGAGTGCTCCAGCCCCCTCTCCAACTCCTCCTATTCCTGGTCAAATTGGTGAAGCGGAAGTTATTTATCGTTTAACCTCCTTTTACGACGGAGTTCCTGGTATTGGTAGCGTTGTTCGTAATGTGCCTCTTGTGACTTATAGCGGTTGGACCTGGTGGCAGGAAACTAATGACGATGCTAAAACAACGGCTACTGTCACGCCTGCCCCAACAGCCCCGTGTCTTTTGGTTGTGGCTGCAATGCATCGTGATACGGTTTCTATTGAGGGCGATGGATGGACAAAGGTTGTGGATAGCCAGTCTGCTATTGGTACAGATATCAATCAGCAGATCACTGTCTGGAAAAAGTATGTGTCTGCTGGAGAATACACCATAACCGTTAATCAGAATTCTTCAGTTAGAATGTCTGTAAAGTCTATTATGCTTTATAACGCATCAGACATCACTCTTATTGATAATACCGTGCTAGCATCCGTGCCGTATACACCGGCTGCGAAAACTGGAAAGCGTAGATTATATTTACTTTCGTCGGTTTATGCCTCGGGCAATTATTCGATAACAGCGAGCTACAGCGGGATCGATCTTAAATCGGCAAATGAGCTTCGTTTCAGCGCGTTTTATGACTATGAACCAGATGTGAGCGCCGTTCCAACGTTTTCGTACTCTTCGTCCAATTATACAGCAAACTCTATAAACGCGCTTGTCTTTGATATTGAGGAGGTATAAAATGGCAAAGTATACATATATCAACGGCGACTTGTCTGCGCTGGCGGATATTCTTAATGACAGTGGGTATTTTGACAGCGTGGTATATACTACATCCAGTCCTAATTATACGATCACTTGTAAGATCGGTACGAAAACTGTTTTTACATGGCAGGGACAGTACTTTAACAGCTCAGTAAGTTACAAATTTGATATCGCTGTTTACGGAGATATATCTAGCTTTGTGTCCAATGTCGGAAGCACCTCTTACAATGCCTATTTGCCGTCAGCCGTGTATGAATGCAGCGGAGGCATTGCTATCGTTTGCTGGTACGGCAGAGTAGTTATCACAAAAAACCAGCGCGGCGAAACGATGGTTGTTTTCAACTCAAAATACAGCAGTCAAAACTCAACTGTCGATAATATGGCGACAATCGGAGCAATCGCCTACACGGATGGAGGAACCTATTACGATTTCAAAATGAACACTAATACTTGTAATCAAACGCAGCTTATTCCGATTTGTTCATGCTCTGGGTTTGACGAAAAGTCTTACGCCGAGACCGCTCTTGTTGCTACCTATAAGCAGTATTCGTCTATCGGTTTTATCGTCTATAATAACAAACGATATTTCTATGACGGATATTTTGCGATTGAAGACGAGATGGTCGAAGACTAACAGTAATTCAAAATAACAGTTATACCTACGGAGGTGATTCCAACGAAATATATCATCATGCTCACAATCATTGTGGGATTGGCTGCGGCAGACTTCCTTACCGGTATTATCAAGGCTTGTGTTAATAACGATCTCTGTTCTGCAAAGATGCGAACGGGCGGACTAAACAAGCTGTGCGAGATCATAGTCATGGTAGTTGCCTGTGGCTTGGAAATCGGAATTGAACTGCTTGGTAATTACTATCAGGCAGTCAATCTTGCAAGCATTTCAGGAACTGTGGCGGCTGGCTTGGTATTCGGATATATCGTTATTATGGAACTCATTTCAATTCTCGAGAACTATTCCGAGATATCACCGGATGCTACATGGATCCGATCAATCATTAAGAAGCTGAGAAATATGCAAAAGGAGGATACGAAAGATGACATTCAAACCAAGACTGACGAGTCCGGAGATCGGAAATAAGTATTACAACCGTATCGTCACCGGCGGATATTCTGGAGCAATCATGGGCAGTCCGAGAATGGAAGGCTGTGACACACTTGCAAACTGTGTCGGATACGCAGCCGGAAGATTCAATGAGATCATCGGTAAGAACAAGTTTGTTTATTTCCAATATCCTCCCAATGCGGAGGACTTCTATGACACAGCTATTTCTGCCGGTCTCAATGTCGGAAGTGAGCCTCGGCTCGGAGCGATAATCGTTTGGGCTAAAGGCAAGACATGGACTTCTGCTGACGGCGCCGGTCATGTAGCAGTGGTTGAGCAGATCAATTCTGATGGCAGCATCATCACCTCCGAATCTGGTTACGGCTGTTCTAAACCGTTCTGGACTTCTCATCGAGAGAAAGGCGGCGGAAACTGGGGTGCTGGTTCCGAATACCGCTTCCTCGGATTCATCTATCAGCCCGAGGATGTAACCCCTATTGAGATAATCAAAATGGGTGACACCGGCGAATCGGTTATCTGGCTGCAAACCCGTCTGACAGATTTCGGTTATCTTCCTAAGGGACAGGTTGATGGAGACTTCGGTAAGATTACTCTCGGCGCTGTCTGTGGATTCCAGCTCCAGAACGGTCTGGATGTCGATGGTATCGTCGGTCCGAAGACTATTGAGAAGTTGAAGAAATGAGGTGCGGTCGTGGTAACTTTCCTCAGTCGTAAGCATGTCAAATATGACGCTCGTGGGAATGACGTAATTATCGCCGTTGTGTCGATAGCATCCGCATCTGAGCTCCCTGCCGATAGCGTATCTGATGGTGTGGTCTATCATGAGGGCAGTCGTGCTTGGGACATCTCTACCGGCGACATCTACGGCAAGCTCAGCAACACATGGACAAAACAACCGGCGGGATTTAATCTCTGGATTGGAGAGGAGAATGTGACATGATTACTTTTCTTAGCAGAAAGCATATCAGATATGACGAGCTTGGCAGAGATGTCGTTCGAGTAGCCATCGCGGTTTCAAGCTCGTTGGATCTCCCGACGAAGTACAGCATCGACGGTGTAGTTATCGCCGAATCCAGTAAGGCTTGGGACATCTCCACCGGCGATCAGTACGGCTTCCTCGATGCTTCCGGATGGACAAAGCAACCCGGCAGCATGAGTGGCGACTTCGTGAGTATCAAAGGCCGCGTCGACACTGTAAACGACCTTCCTTCTAACGCCGAAGAGGGATGGCTTTATTTCGTTGGACTCTCGACTGATCCCGACCTTGATGAGTATGTCTACACAGCAGATAACAAATGGGAGAGAATCGGCTCGACGGCAATCACCGTTGACTCCGCTCTCTCCACGACATCCGAGAATCCGGTGCAGAATAAGGTGATTACCGGAGCACTCAACGGCCTTGGAGCGCTTGCTCACAAGGACAGCGCATCTACTACCTTCACGCCGACGCTTACCACGAGCGTTTCCAATGGGACTCTTACTGTAAGCTTTTCTCAGGATACTATTACGGTGACTTGACATGGCAGAGTACGATATCGATAAAATCATAGCCACTGATGGCACTGAATGCAAGATTCTGGACACGGAATATCAGGAGTTTAACGAAGCTCTCGAAGCAATCTTAGACGGAACAGGAGGTGACTGATATGCCGACTACAGACATTAACAAGATCAATTGGCCTGATGGCAACACTACAATTCTTCATGATTCAAGATGCGATGGGGTGTCTGAGGCCGTTGAAGCGATTTTGGGTGGTGGAAGCGTTGATCCGAACGGTACTGTTAACTTCTACGACTACGATGGAAAACTCGTCTATTCCTATACGGCTTCGAAGTTCGCGACATTAACAGAGATGCCAGCAAACCCGTCGCATGATGGCCTTGCAGCACAAGGTTGGAACTGGACACTTTCTGACGCAAAAACTTATGTAGCATCATATGGAAGACTTAATATTGGTCAGATGTATACCACTTCCGATGGGAAAACGAGACTCTATATCGCCCTGACAGAAGGTAGAACCTCGCCGATACTAAAGCTTACTCTGGCTTCTGGTAGCGAAGTAGATATCGACTGGGGTGA